TCGACGGACGTTTCCAACTCAGGGGCAGGTGGTTCAACAGGTACGTGGGCGCAATTCACCCTCGCATCGTGGAAGTTCCACTCCAACATGTTGGTTGTGCCGCACGAACTTTTAGAAGACGCACGAGGAGACCTAGTCGGTACGCTGTCGCAAATGATCGGGATTCGGCTCGGCCGAATCACGAACAATAAGTATACCGTTGGTGTCGGAACGACCGAGCCGACCGGTGTTGCTGTCGCTGCTCCAACGGGTACGACTGTTGCCGCTGCTGGTGACATCACCTGGGAAGAGACGATAGACTTGCAGCATTCGGTTGACATCGCTTATCGAAGCGGTGGCAATGCCGGATTCATGATGCATGATCTAATCTGCTCGCACTTGCGGAAGCTATCCGACAGCGAAGGACGTCCGATCTACTCGATGGGCATCAACGCCGGTCAACCGGATCGTCTCAACGGCTACCCGATCTACGTCAACAACGACATGGTGTCGTCAATGGCAACGACGGTGACTTCGATGCTCTACGGCGACTACAGTTATTACAAGATTCGCCGCGTCAACGGGACTCGGCTACGTCGACTGTACGAGCGATACGCTGACTTGGATCAAGAAGCGTTCATTGCGTTCATCCGCGAAGACGGTGGCCTGATGAATCCAGGCGTGCCGGCCGTCAAGAAGTTGATCCATCCGTAAGGTGGGAAACCCCTTCGCGGGTGGTGGTGGGGTACTTCTCATTTCCACGACCATCGCCACCCGCGTTTTTTTTACGAGGGTAGAAAATGCCACGAGTAAAACTGAATCATGTCAGCCATGCAAAAGGCAGTGAAGGGAACCCCGGCGATATCGTCGAGGCGACCGATAGTCTGGCGGCAGTATGGTGTGCGGATGGTGCTGCCGAGATGGTCGAAGCCGTCGATGTGAAGGCTGACATTTTCGAGGCAGTAACGGAAACCGAACAGCAACCGGAACCGGTTTTCAATCCGGAGCCGAAACCACGAAAGCGAAAATCATGAGCAAAGCATACGATCCCCAAGACTCGGGGCAACTCAAGAGCGAAGTCGGCACGTACGAAAAACGATCGTACGTGGCACATTACGAATCGAGTCCAGCACTCGGGGCAACTACTGATGTTCATGCTGCAATTGTCGATGATGGCACGGAGCAGACGATCACAACCGGGATAACTAATCCGCCAGAGGTGAGAAACATTACCGCGACTGCTGGTGGCACGGCGGCTGACATCAAAGCGATCCAAGTAACAATCAATGGCACTGATGCGGCTGGCGAAGTATTGCAAGAAGTGCTGCCAGTGTTCACCGTCAACACGGCCGGCACTGTTGTTGGCCTGAAATGTTTCAAAACGGTCACGTCGATTGTTGTTCCTGCTCATGATGATGTTCTGGCGACGACTGCAATTGGGCTTGGCGATAAACTTGGATTGCAACATGCACTGACTCGGAACACTGTCGTCAACACATTTCAAGCTGATGCACTGGAAGGTACTGCACCAACGGTTACCGTGAGTGCCACGGTATTGGCATCTAATGGTGCGACGCTCAATACTGCGTTGGACGGTGGCGATGTTGACATTTATTATTTCGTCGATGGAGACGAATGATCAATGTACGGTCTTCGACAAACCGTTGCCCCAGCAACGTCGCCAGTGACCACGACCGAGGCGAAGCTACATGCTCGTCTCGACGTGGATACTATCGATGCTGACATTCAAATGTTAATTGATGGGGCAACGGAGCAGATTGAGGGCTTAATCGATCGGCAAATCGTGACGGCAACGTACCGATTCACGATGCCGTGCTGGCCGCCAACTTTATGGCTGCCACTCGGTCGGACTCAATCGGTAACGTCGATCAAGTATTACGACCCGGACAATGCACAACAAACGCTTGACTCTGCGTTGTATCGTGTCGACTCGAATCAGGAGCCGGCTGTCATTTCGTCAACGACGACGTTTCCAATTTCGTATGCTCGCAGCGATGCAATTGAGATCATATATACCGTCGGATACGGCACGGCCGCACAAGTGCCGGCGGGCCTGAAGGGTGCCATACTCATGTTAGTCACGCATCGGTTTGAGCATCGGGGCGACGACTCAACTACGGAGATGACAGGCACGAAGACCTCGGCCGCAGTGCCTCAGAATATATTTGATCTTGCAGCTCGATACGAACTCGGCGACGAGTGGACGGCCTACGAGGGAATCGAGCGAACTTGGAGCGTGACCGCATGAGATCCGGGACGTTACGACATCGCATCACATTTCAGAGTCGTCAGCCGACAGACGATTTTTTAACGGGGTTCCCGGCGGACCAATGGGACGACGAGTTGACAGCGTTTGCAGCGATCGAACCGCTTACCGCAGCGGACAAGAAGTCGGCCGACCGCGTAGAAACAACGGTTACGCATACTGTCGTGGTTCGATACCGATCGACGTTACGTGACAAAATGCGTTTTATTCATGGCGATCGCGTGTTCCATATCGATGGCATTCGGAACCTTGACACGCGGAATCGTTTTCTTGTTATCGATGCAATTGATCAGGGATTTGTTGGTGTCGCACGTATTGATCCAAACTACGTTGCCGACGATGACGAGACGGTCGGAGGTCTGACGGTTCCGATCGAGTACCCCGACGACTGGACGGTTCCGGCATCCGTTTACGTCACATTAGACGGTGGTGTGACAACCCTTGGTCCTTATACTGTGACATACCTCTGATGGCCAAGACATTCGTTATTACCGGAGTGAAGGAGCTCGATGCCAAGCTGGCGTCATTGGAGCCGAAGTTGCGGACGAAGATCATGCGATCAGCGACGCGTGAAGCTGCGAAATACGTGGCAGCTGATGCCAGGAGATTGGCACCGCATGACACGGGCGAACTGGAAAAGTCGATCAAGGTGCGGGCACGGCCAAAGCGTGAATCGTTCATTGATTCGAGCGGAAGGAAGCGAAGCGGAAGCTACAAGAATTCCGTTGGGCACGGCATAACTGGTGGGACGCCATTCGCCGAGGGTCTACCGTTTTATTCCAAGTTCATTGAGCTAGGCTGGAAGTATCTTCCCGACGGCGATCCGTTCCTAAGGCCTGCACTTTACGGAAATGCCAGACGTGTCAAGCTGATGTTCGCTCGTCGAATTCGTGAAGGCATCGCGAAGATCGGGCGTGAACGATGATCGAAATCGCATTGCATACGTTTTTAACGACACCATCCGATGGTGATCAGACGCAAACGGCTCGGAACACGGCTCGGAATAGCTTGGCCGGTGCGATCGGAAATCGCGTTTGGATCGGACGCCGACCGCAGGAATCACTGACACCATCGATCACAATGCAGCGATTGTCGGCAGAGCGGTACAACGATCTGAACGGTGAGCCAACAACGGTTCCAAGTACCGTCGACCTAACGATATGGGGACGGCAAGATCAGTATTCACCGGGTGGCATCATCGAAGCGGCGACCGAGTGGCTACGGCTTGCACTGACGCAATATCGGGGAACGATGGGCACGCTTGACATTCAGGGCGTGACGATCATCAACGAGCGAATGATAACGCCAGTGGCACCAACGGACGCCTCGGACAATTGGCTATTCGGCTATACGACCGACTTCCTCATTCACCATTCGCAGTCTGGCGTGACTGCACTATAAAGGAACCAAGAACATGGCATACGGGGCACTTACCGGAAACGGTGCAACATTAACCTTCGGCGAGTTCGGGTCACAGGAAGCACCGGTGATAGGCACGCTGACATCCGTTGTACTCGGTGACATTGTATCGATCGGTGCAATTACCGAAACGATCGGCGAAGTCGATGACACGGGCCTGGCATCTACTTACACCGAGAAGGCGCCGGCTGACCTGAAGGAAATAGCACCGCTCACGTTCGACGTCAACTGGTCGTCGATCGTCACGAACAACACGACGGTGCCGCACATGCAACTGGGCGTTCCTGGCTATGCGGTTCTGACGTTTGCTAAGCCAGTCGCAAGCTATACGACGCCGGCGACCTTCACCGGCTCGGGATTCATCCGACAACGCGGCGTCGATGGCGTGGCGAATAACGAGCGGGTTCACGGATCCTACGAGTTCGTCTTCGATGGCAAAACAGCCGTTCCGACCTGGGTCGGCGCAGTGCCATCAGGATCGTAACGATGAAAGACATCGTGACATTCACGGCACCGAAATCAGTTGATCGAGACGGCCGGCCACAGGACCTGGGGTTCTGGCACATTCACTTGATGGGCCGGCACGTCGGGCTATTGTTCGGCGGCTATCCGGTTATTCAACATCCGCTAAGCGAGTCGGATCGAAAGCTAGTTGAGGTCGCATCGGCTCAATTCTTAGGTGTCGACGATACAACATCCGTCGGCGCCGATACCGTTACAGGGGACGATCACAAAAATCATGCTGACTAGTAAATACGCACTGGCCGAGGTGGCGGGCGAGCGGAGATACCATACGTTTGTCATCCAAGGATATGGCACGTTTCGAATTCGGTCATTGACCGAGGGCGAACGAGCCGAGCTGGAATACGCGATTGTTTACGCGGATGACAAGGATAGGTCGCAAGCGGTCAAGATGCATAAGGCCCGCACAATTGCGATGACGTTCGTTGATGCCGATGGGTTGCGACTCTACGAGGACAGCGAAGCGGTTCAGATCGCAGGGTACGACAGCCGGTTTACTGCGGCCGCATACGATGAGATCGAGAAGCATATCGGCATTAGCTCGATGGTGCTGGATGACGACGCGGAAAAAAACTCAAAGGCAACTGGCGAAGACGAGCAGCTTATCGGCTCGCAAGTCGTGTCGGTTGCCTAGACGTTGACTTTTTGTTGGCATCGATGACGCCGAAACAGTTCGCAGAGTGGTGTGCGGCGGATCGGTTAGGTGTATTCGATGGGGACGCGTGGAATCAAGCGGCGATCATTGCAAGTACGATCCATAACGAATTCGCGGTATTGGCCAATAGATTCGGCAGCGGGAAACTAGACCCGAAGGAACTCCATGACATTGACTTATATTTGCCACCGAAAATGAGAACCGAAAAACCGGAACCTGAGAACGACGGCAGCATCGATCGATTCGTTGCGGCGATGGAAGCAAGGGCAAGATAATGGCAGCCAGCACAATCATTGGCTCGATGACGGTTAACGTCAACGCGAATACGAAGAACTTTGCCAAGGGTATGGCTAAGACTCGGAAGGGGCTTAGCTTTG